AGTTGAATTTAAAAGTATCAATTCATTTCCTATTTCTGATGGATGTAAAAAAAGCTACTCAAGAGGGTTATAGAACTGAACTTTTTATGCCACTTATGAAGGGTAAAGAAGGCAAATATATGGCCGTTTTGTCTGATAATTCTACTGATAGAGATGACGAAAAGTTATCTAAAGGCTGTGTTGAAAAGCTTGGTCAGGACAATGGTTATGTTGCTGCTCTGTGCAATCACACTAATGATGTATTCATGTTAGTTGCAGAATGGACCAACCGAGGAATTAGAGAAGTTGATGGTTATACTGCTCTGATAGCAGAACCAAAATTCTATTTATCAAATCCTAGAGCACAGGAAATTAAAGGAATGTTAGATGAAGGTGCAAAAATTGGTGTATCTATCGGCGCTATTGTTAAAGATTATGATGAAGTAGATGGAATGCGAGTATTTACAGAATTGGAATTGTTAGAAGCAAGTTTTGTTGCAATTCCAAGCAATAAACATGGTCGTGCCATGGCTGTTGCAAAGAGTTTCAATAACAAAAAAACGGAGGAGAAGATGGAAAAAGAATTTACTAAGAAGGATCTTGATTCTGCAATTGAAAAGAAAACTGAAGAGTTAAATGTAGATTTCAAAAAGCAATTAGAATCAAAAGAAGTTGAAATTACTAAACTTAAGAAAGACGCTGAAGAAGCGACTGAAGCTAAAGAAGAAGCTGAAACTAAGACTGAGGAAGCAGAAGCTAAGGTGGAAGAAGCAGAGACTAAAACTGAAGAAGCTGAAGCTAAAGTCGAAGAGTCTGAAAAGAAGCTGAAAGAAACTAACAAAACAGCGTTAGAAAAACAAAAATTTGCTGATGAAGGAACTGATGCAGACAAAGCTATTGACATCGAAAAAGAACTGAAAGATGGCAAATTACCTATAATGAAAGGTTAGGAGGAAAAAATGGAAACTATGTTTAAAGATTATGAAGAAGGTTTCAGTATTGAAAAGTGTCGATCTCGATTTGATGCTGGAAATATTGAAAGAGACTCTTTTGGTGGTTTTTCTAAAGAGTATTACAACCCACACAAAGGAGTAGATAACAGAACTGCTATTGCAAGGAAAACTTATGAATTGAATAAAGCATCAATCGATTCTCAAACAGGTGGTGCTGGAACTGCGGGAACTGCATTAGTACCGGTATACCCAGATCCAAACATTGTAAATAGAACTATCAAAATGACTCCTCTTAGGAATATGACCTCAAGAAGGGCAATGCGTGGTTTGACTTACGATTATATTCCACTAACTGCTAAAGGTGGCGCATATTGGGCTGCAGAAAACGGTGCTTTGACTGAAGTTACTGATACTTATGATAGAATAAGTGTAGCAGTAAAGTTCTTGTATGCTAAAGGATTAATTTCCGGACCAGCAATTGCAGGAATGAGAGGTTTTATAGATCCTACTCAGTTAGACCTTGGAGTTAAAACTGATTCTATTTATGAAGCTGAAGAAGATGCGTTAATTAACGGCGATGCAACTACGAGTCCTTTAGAACCTAGTGGTATGATCAAGTTAATTACAACCAATACAACTAACCGTGCTGGCGGACTTCCAACATTACCATTAATTAGAGCTGAATTGGCAACAACTTTCAATGCGAAAGGATTCCCAACTCTTGCTATAACTGATGCAACAACTCATAACTATGTTAAGGGTTTGTTAATAGATCTGCAAAGAAATGTGGAAAGACCTTCTGCTGGAACTCCTGAATTCGGTATAATTGATGCTTTTAAATTTGATCAATTAACTTTTGTAAAAGACATCTTTATGCCAACTGGTGCAAGTGCAAAAAGAATTTTGTTCTTGGATATGAGATATATTTTCTTCGCAGTGTTACAAGACTTAACTTACGAAGAGAAGTACACTGACCAAGACGGTTTTGTCTATATGTTAAAAGAATATCTTACCGTTGTGAACACTTTTGAAGCAGCAAGTTCACAGATGTATGGTATTGCATAAGGAGGTAAAAAAAGATGACAGCAGTAGTTGAAACTTTTAGAAAAGAAGCCGTAGTTGGCGATTTGAAATTTATCACCATCCAAGGTGATGCAACAACCGCTACCGGTTTCACAATCGATCTGGCGACTGATGCGGCTGATGGAAAAGGTGTAGTTATGACTCAGATTTTGAACACTTTGGTACAAGATGATGCAGGGGCAGATAAAGATGGTACTTTTGACCCGGCAACAGGAATTTACACTCTTGGAACCATTATAACTGGTATTCATAACATAACTTTTATTGGTTACTAAACCAATATATTTTTTATTTTTTTTTAAATCGATGACTGTATCAAGTGGCCTGAGACCGCTTGGTGAAAGCACTTTGCGAAATGCAAAGGGGCAAACTACTCTCAGGGAGAATGAAAAATGGGAAATGGTTTTAGAACAACTCCGGCTGGTGGTGTAGCTGCACCTCCATACACAAACGGACCTTATACATTTAGCGAAGACATTACTTTTGAAGGAGATCTTACTGTTGAAGGAGATTTTACATTTGGAGATGCTACTACTGATACTTTAACTGTTGAAGGTGCTGCACAATTCAATACAGATGTAACTATGACTTTTGCAGGAACTGAAAATCTTAATATTGTTAATACTACACTAGGAAGCGGTACTAAAGGAATTTATGTAGAAATGGAACCTGGTTCTGCAACTGCTGGATCACGACAAGGTGCTCTTCACATTGAAATGGGAAGAAGTGTTGTAATGACTGCAAGTGATGGAAATCCAGATACTGCATTAAAAATAACTAATTCTGATTGGTCAGATGCTGGAAGTGGATATGCCCGAATTAGAGGGATGGACATTAAAGCACAGAATGATGGTGATAATGGAAATAGTTCTGTAACAATTAATACAATTTATGCTACTGCTGAATGTGCAACTGGTATGGCTAATAGTGGAACTATGACTGTAGCACAATTCAATATGAAGAATAATGGAACTATTACTGGAGAAAGTACAGGTATTATAATTAATGACGAAAGTCAAGGTACTGTTACTGGCGATACTATTGCTTTGAGGATTGGTTCAAGTGCTTATGCTATTACTAGAGAACACGCAATTGAAATCGGCTCTGGTGGTGGAAGTTGGACTAATATAATACATTTCACTGATGATGATCATACAAACCTTATGAAATTTGATGTTGTTTCTGGGTGTATAAGTGTCGATGCCGGTGCAACTGGTGCAAATTCAACTCATAAGATTAAAGTTGATGTGAATGGAACAGCAGCCTATATAGCATTGTTTGCAGACTATTAAATTTTTATTTTTTTAATTTTTTAAACTTCAAATAAATAATGGTGATAAATATGAAACTGAAAATATTAGAAAGATTGTTGATGTTGGACATTTTGCCAAAGGAAGGTAGTTTTGTCACCCTTAAAATAGTGAGAAAGTTAAGAGAAAAGGTTTCATTTACAGAGAAAGAAATTAAAGATTTTGAAATAACACAGAACGAAAAAAATGTCTCATGGAATATTAAAATAGACAGCGAGATTGAGAAAGAATTTTCTGACATGGAAACTGACATGATCAAGGAAAAACTCAAAAGATTAGATGATGAAAAAAAGTTAGAAGAAAAACACTTTACACTTTATGAGAAATTCATTGGAGGTTAAAAACAATGCCAACAATCAAAGGACCAGTTAAATTAGGAAAGAATATGGACGATGCAAGTAGAAAAAAGTTATCTCCATACTTATCATTCAACAAAGAAAAAAGTAAAGAAGCCAAGAAAAATGAGTGATATCGAAAAACTTAAAACAGCAAGGGACAAGGTTGCAGAAGTCTATGAGAGTCAGGCAACTGATGATTTGGTAGATAATGGTAACCTTTCAAGTCTTAACAACACATTGTTAAACATAAATATTGCAATTAAAAGTATAGAAAAACAAAATTAAGAGACTGAAATACATGACGGAACGGTCATAAAAAAAGCATGAGGTAAAAAATATGGCAACAGAACCATTCGCAAATGTACAAGGAGAAGGAGTAGCTAAGAATACAGCAAATGCTCTTATGAACAATTTATGGCCACAATATAAGTCTTTAGAAACAACCGTGGCATTCACAAACGGAGCCAATGAAAATGGCGATTTCAACGGAACAGGAAATCCATCAACATTATTAACAGTTACTGGAACTGTTGAATTAGTAGTCATTGCTGTAGCTACGGTCAATTTTGCTGGAGGTTCTGCAACTTTAGAGTTAGGAACTGCCGTAAATACTGCTGGAGTTATTGCTCAAACAACTGCAACTGACATTGATGCTGGAAATATTTGGCATGATACAAGTCCAGATTCAACTCTTGAAGCTTCAACAGTTATCACAAGAAAAATAGTAAATGCAGATGTGATTTTTACTGTTGCTACTGCAGATATAAGCGCAGGAACATTAAAATTAATGGTATTTTGGAACCCAATAAGCAGTGATGGGAATGTAGAGTTAGCTTAGAATGAGTGACAATAAAGGTGATGAAGCATTTATTGAGGTAACTCGATTAATGATTTACAGAAAGTTAGAACTTATTGAAAACAAAGTAATTGAAACAAATGGAAAAGTTAAAACAAATAGGTGGATTAGCTCTACTGCATTGGGAATATGCTTATTAATTGTTGGAGTATTATTAAAATATGGGGTATAAAAATGAAACTCAAAAATGTATCAGACAAAGTTAAAAATTTCAAATTAAAAGAAGGTTGGATCTCTCTTCAACCGGGAGAATCTATTGATTTACCTGTTGGCGTATTGGACGCTGAAAAGGGATTAGAAAGTATGAATGAAACTCCTGAAGAACTGTCGGAAGAACTTGTCAAAGAAGTGTCTGAAGAACCAGAAGTTCATCCAAATTATACTAGTGGAGAAGATATGTCTCCAGATATAGTTGATACTGATCCTATTCCTAAATACACCAAATCAGAATTGAAACGAAAACTGAGTAAAAAGGAACAGATTGAACTATTAAAACAATACGGTGTAAGTGATGAAGAAATCAAATCCTTAAAATGGGAAAATAAAAGAGTCGAGAAACTGTTCGAACTACAAAATGGGAAGGAATAAACTTATATCGCTTATATTGGTCATTTCGTTACTAGTTCTTATACCGCTAGCAATGGCTTGGACTCCTCCTTCAGATATTGATCTTAGAAACTTTTATGAAATATATAATGCAACTGCTATTAATGCAACTGACTTTTATCAAAATACTTATAGAGTGTTAGACACAAATTCTACCTTAAATGCAAGTAATGTTAATGGAAGTGAACTTAATGTAAACAGTTCCACGTATTGGGACGACGAAACATCACAAGCCAATTTGAATGTCAATAGTTCAACTTACTGGGACGATGAAACCACCCAAGCAAATCTTAGTGTTAACAATTCAGTTTATTGGGATGACGAAACCTCCCAGGCAAATCTTAACGTAAATAGTTCAACTTACTGGGACGATGAAACTTCACAAGCTAATTTGAATGTAAATTCTTCAACCTGGTGGGCCGGAATAACTAATTTCCTAAGTAACACTTGGTTTTATAATTCTGCAAATAATCTTACATTTAATGAAACTAAACTGAACACTACAATTGAAGGTGTGATAACAACTCAAGAAAGTTCATTAAATGTAAATAGTTCCGATTATTGGGACAATAAAAATACCCCTTCAGATTTGAACAACCTTATCCTTTCAGATTGGGCCAATATAAGTAATGAGCCAACAAACTTAAGCGAGTTTACTGATGATCTAGATTATTCTACTAAGAATGTAAACAGTTCTGATTATTGGGATGATTACAATACTGCCTCAGACTTGAACAATTTAATTACAATTCAGGGAGAAAATATTTCTGGCGGAACAATAGATTTTGCAAGATTACCATCATTAACAAATTTAGTTATTTCCGACTGGGCTAACATTACAAACAAATTTATTACGGCTGTGGCGGGAAGATATCTTTACATGAGTGGTTCTACATTAAATCTAAATGATACTCTTTTGAATAGTACATTTCAGTTTGATGTTAGTGCGGATTGTAGTGGTACGGAATTTGTAAAGGGAATACTTCCAAATGGTACTTTAAATTGTACAATTCCTGCGGGAAGTGGGGATATAACTGGGGTTTGGACCAACGGAACTTACCTCTCTGGTGGGGGAGCTAGTGGAGATCTTGATATTAGATTCAATACAACGGCAGGAGTTGCAGATTGGGGTAACTGGAGCGCAGATCAAGGGGATTATTACACTTCTGCAGTCGTTGATACTCTGGGAAACTGGAGTGCAGACAAGGGAGATTATTACACATCTGCAATTGTAGATACTCTTGGAAATTGGAGTGCAGACAAGGGAGATTATTACACTTCTGCAGTCGTTGATACTCTAGGGAACTGGAGCGCAGATAAAGGAGATTACTATACAAGTACGCAAGTCGACAATTTTGATTATATGCAAGATGTGGTCAATGATACAACACCAACACTTGGGGGCAACCTAGATGCTAACAGTAATAATATATCCAATTTGGATCTTATTAATTCAACTGGGGTAGGAACAATGACTTGGAATGGGTCGGCCTGGTTAATTGTAGGTACAACTGCAGAAGTAAGAGTTAATTAGAATGGAAACTATCTATAAATATCTCGGAGCGGTAATTGCTTTAATTCTAGTTGTTGCTGGAGGAGTAGTTTATAATGTAACCATTACAGAAGATAATATTGTTGCTACTTGGGAGAATGAAGATTGTGGAGAGATGACATTTATAGTTGATAAAGATAGTGTGAATAAGTTTAAATGTGGTAGATTTATTATTGCTGAATGGGACACAGTAGTTTTGCATGAAGTATCTTCTTATTCTGGAACATCTTACAAAGCAGATGATAGAAAGAAAACAAAGACTGAACAATACATTGTAGAAAATACTCCTGAGTATTATAAAATTGAACAGAAAACTTATTACAAGTTAGGTTCTTCAGGTTCTGATGGGATCCTAACTGAGACCTATACATTTAGTGAAAAGGGCCTAAAATGGTCCTATAACTACGAATCTGAGAACAGTAGAAACCATTATGTTGTTCTAAGAATGAAAAGGTTCGAGGAGAAGTATGGATATGAGTTTAGTCCAGAAGATCCAAACGGCCTTTTAGAATTTACAGATACTGCAAGTAAGTCTTATCCTCAATATTATTATGGTGGAATTCAGGGAGATTTAGAAATAGATCCAGAAATATTTTTACAATCTTCATTGAAAGTAGGAGAATATGAATTAAGTAAATCTGTTGATGGAATTTCTTATAAAGAAGTTAGAGAGAAGTATATTGCTGATTATGATCATTGGAAAAATGTGAGCGATTCAGGTATTCAATGTAATGAAAAGTTTGATTATAGAGAAGATAATTGTGAATCTTTCAAGAATGAAATTAATGATACTGTTTGTTGTAATATTACGCATTCATTTCAAGTTTGGGATAAGAATTATGAGGGAGAACCGATTTACAAATATTATGAACCAATTGCAATAATTTATGATGATAAAAGAATAGACTTTGTTGATTATGGATATTTCGTTTGTGATGAAATTTATGTTGAAGAAACTGATAAAACCTTTACAGGAAAATTGATCAATGGACTTAGCACACAAGACGGATATATATATTCAAAAGAAGAGGATATGAAATGTGTTGTTGAAAGTGGCCAAAGTGTGAAGATTATTGATTTAGAAACTGGCAAAGAAATTTATCAGATAGGGTACTACGGACAATGAAAAACTTACCAATACTCGGAATTGTATTTTTGATCTCATTAATATTCATTATACCTTTTGTTAGTGCGGGTACTATTGTTCAGGATGATTTTGTTAGAAGTGATCGGGCACTTAATGGAGATACTGCAACTAATGGTAATGCTTGGTCTTGTTTAGGATCAACTGCACCAGCAATTGTTAGTAATGAAGCTTATCTTATAGATACAGATGTTGACGCTGAATGTGAATTAGAATTATCATTTGAAATTAATGCAACTAACGAAGCAGATTATAATATTACTTTTAGAACTAATGTTACGGCTTGGAGATCATATTATGTTTTAAAATCTGGATCTACTTCTAAAGCACAAATATATACTGATAATAGTAAAATATATGGTTATGATGATGATACTCTCGAATGGGTAGAATTAGGTGCATTTGCTGCAGATACATGGCATAATGTAAGTTATGTAAATTTTGATTTTTCAGCAGATACGTTTGATATATTGATTGATTCTACATTGTATAATAATGGTGGTGCACATTTTGGATTTGAAAATGATGCTACTAATAGTGTTGATACTGTGAGACTTGACACTTATGGTGGTGGTACATTTTATACCGATGAAATTAATTTTGTAAATGTTTCGGAAGTTGTTACTTCAAGTTTTCTTATAACTGCGGTAGATGATAATAATGGAAGTTCAATTTCTGTATTTGATGCAAACATTACCGGGGATTCAACTTACAATACTTCCACTGGGACCATTACAACAAATTTGCTTCAAAATAGTACTTCACTTTGGAATATAACTGTTTGGAATGCTACTGGATATGAAAATAGAATTTACCTCAATACTAATATCTCAAGTGATTTAGAAGCTTCTTTATTTCCAACCTGGGTCCCTATATTGGAACAGGCTTCAATAAATTGTACAAGTTGTTATGGTAATAAAACCACTTGGCAAGGAAATGTTAATAACTCTGCAACTACTCAAGATAGAGATCCAACCATAGTATTTAATACAGATAATAGGGGAAATTGGTCAATATCAACATTTGCTGGAAACTTTTCTGCAATGATAGATAACGATGCAAATTCATTATGTTCTGGAACTGTAAATACAACTAATATAAGTTGTACTTTACCTTCAACAAAAAGTTTAACAGATGGTAATGATTTCCTATACTTGGCCGCGAGATCAGCTTATGGTTATGAAGATTCAAATTATTCTGTAAGACTAAACATCACACAAGACTTTGAATTTATTGGAAATGTCACAGATGCGGACGGAAATGCTATTGCGGATGCTACAGTGGTAATAATGTATCAAAGTAATAACACAGTTTACAATGTAAGCACTTCAAACGGAACTGGTTATGTTAATAGTGTATTTTTCCGTAATCCATTAGAGAATTTTACAATCCACGCTTATAATTTAGCTAACACTTCACAAGGAGGAGACATCGATGTCTTCGTTGATGGGAGCTGATAATGAAAAAGTTAATATTTTTTAGTGTATTGTTTTCACTCATTGTCTTGGCAACAGTTGGCGCAGAGTATTCGCCACCAGGTTATAACAACTGGACAATGGTCTTACCTGACGATTACACATCTCCAGAGTATAACAATTTCACATTAGTACTTGGGGCCGTTACGCCTCCGAGTGATACTTGTACCTATTCAGGGAGTGGAAATTGGCAAATAGATTGTGATGATTTTTGTAACCTCACAACAAATACTAATTTGGGAGAAAATAATATTACAATCAACGGAACTGGCACAACTAGAATTACTGGCAATCTAACAAATTATACTTTAATAGACATCTGGGGAACTGACACTTCCAATAAATGCATTGTAGAATGTTCAGATGGAGGATGTTTCAAATAAAATGACTAATACCTACACGCCAAGAGCGGAAACAATAGATGGTTCTGATTTATCTGGATCAAGTGGAGCAGCAAATAGAACATATACTTTAGCCAATGATGATGCAGTTCTTGCTCAAATGCAAGTAATGAGAGATTCTGCAATACTTCAAAGTGGAGTAGACTTTTCTTTTGATGAAGGTTC